TTGGACCGCTTACATTCTATTGCATGAATGCAATTCTGGGAGGGCACCACAGAAATGGTATACTGGTATGATTCCATTGTCCGTTTATCTGGAAAAGGTGGTTCCAAAACATCATAGTTAGTAGACATGATCACAACACCCAACGAGTTGTTAGTACTACTAATCGCACTACCACAAGAGGTGCGAAATTCAAAGATCAAACCCAAAAACTCATACTGCTCATAATTCTGAGCAACTTGAGACAACCATGGAAAAAGGGCTGGATTATTTGGATTTATGGAAAAAGAAGTATTTGAAAAAAGGACTGAAGACGAGATATCTTGAACATATTCACGACGAGATATCATGGCAGAACCTTCAGCACCATTTGCAAAAACGGGAGTTCCAGTATTAGACATAAGAGAATTAGAATTGATTTTATAATCCCCAAGCCCAGTAATCTTTGAAACATAGCTACCAAGACCGGATCCAAGTTGTGAACCTAAGGCAGAATTTCCAAAGAAACCACCACCGAAGCCACCTAATACTGAACCAAGTTTAGACAACACTGTGTTTTTAACCGGCATTTTACGAGACAATTTACCTTGCCGCGGTTGAATGCGTTTACGATTTTTATTTTTATTTTTCTTAGACATATTATTAATAGTACTTTCAAAAATTATAGAGAGACGCTGCCCACACAGATCGTCAGTCTGTGATTACGCATGGGAAATTCAATCTAGTCATCAACGGCTATGACACTAAAATGTGGAAAGTTTATATTACTAGGCAATGTCTTAACACCATCCAATAAATTGGTAAAGTCAAGAACATCAATAGAATTTAAACCATACACTTCATAGAGCATGGCCATTGTGGCAAGATTGATTTTACCCAGTTGCTTAGCTCGAATTCGATAAGGAGAAGCATCAGCAGCAGCTGGGACATCTGAAGAGAGTGCTATGACCCGCCGGGCATACTCACCAATAAAAGGGACATGTCCGTAGTCTTGTAAAGCACTCATCATGATGGATTTCTGTATAGATTTCAAATTAGATACAGTGGAATTAACATTCCAACCAATTCTGGAAATCCATCTCAAAAGTTTAGGGCCCATCATATATGTATCCACACCATCAACGGTGCAAGGCCAAAAACGTAATGAACAAAAAGTTGTTTGATTAAAAGAAGATCTAACCTGCAACTTGGGCTCAAAGCCCAATGCGGTGATCACTCGGGTGAAATTCACGGCATCAAACTCTCTACAATTTAACCATGAATCATCACCCATTACCATAAGACGGAACCAATCTCGGTTCCACACTCTACCAACAGACACGTAATAAGCATACATCTGGACAAGACCATTCAAAATGGAATTGCCAACAGATGTAAACGCATCACCACTCTGACGGCCACCATCAACCTCATAGTAGACACCATTCCTAGTGTAACCATGAGAGGACCGATTTGCTCGTATATAGGTTGAAACAGGTTTATCAAAAATGATTGCCTTGTTTGAACCAAAGTGTCTATACACCAACTCCAATAACTTCAATTTTTCCAAAGTGACTGTAGAATCAAATTTCTTAAAGTCACACTCAATAAAGCAATTGTGTTGGAACCCTTTATTCCATGCAAACTCAGCAATAGAATTCAAGGTTCCTCCTCCTGTGTAATAAACACAATTCCAATCAGACCAGATGGACTGCAACACTTTACTCAGTGCCACAGACCAAGGTCCAGTAAGAACATTAAACTCATGTTCCTTACCTTGGATTATACGAGGTACCTCCTCTTCAACCAAATCACCTACAACAAACCCAGATTTCTCCTTCTTAATAAAGGCAGAACATTGGGTAAGTTTTCCCATCTTTGAAACTCCAAAATTTAAAATGGAATTATACGCCTTAAGATTCTGCTGTTGACGTCCTCTTGGAAATCGACTATTCCAAGTTTCAAAGGTGAGGGGTATCACAATTTGTTTGGGACCAAAGATATCATCTAAGTGTCCAATCACCCATTCTCTAAATAGAGAAAACTCATTTACATTGGTTTCTGGAACCATCTTAACTACACGGTTCCGAAGACCAACTACCTCATTATTCGTACTAGGATTAAAATTATATGGTTTAATGCTATTGATGGACAAAGCCGCACAACGCATGGTGTAAGTACGTTTACTATTCTCTTCAATGGGAACAACCATGATGGCGTTACGATCCATCTCAACTAGAGGTTTAAGTGAGTCATATCCAACATATTTTTGGGTGACAAAAGGGGTAATTTTATCAAAAGTTACCAATGTCGTAACCTTCTCCTTATCAAATAATTCCACAACTGCAGGTTTAACAGGACGTAACATATAAAGTCCGAAACCAACAATGGGAATCAAATAAAAGGAAAAGCCAAG